GTGGGACCACTTGTAATATTGCCACAACGGTTGCCAACACTGCACCAGCACCGATCACAAACTTGGCATTCACTTCTACTTTCTTCTGTAGTGTGGATACTCTTTGATGGATCAGTTCGTTATCTTTTTCCTGTCTATCCTTCATCTCTTGGAGCATACCAAGAATAAGTTTGTCGGATCTTTCGCCTTCATCCAACCTATTCTCATGACGCTCCAAGATAATAGCAATTTTGTTGCTGTTATCTGAGATAGTTCCTACTGCTTTTTCGAGTTTGTCGAGCATCTCTTTGGAGAGATCTTCATAAATGTTGAGTTTTGATTCTAAGACTGCTAATTTACCAAGACCCCACGCCATTAGACATTTCTCACTGCGAAGTCAAGTGCTGACTGATAAGTCGATGCATCTTTGTTTAGCATATAACGGAACTGCTGTTGCTTGGGTTCATCCAACTGTGCATAGCACGCAGCAATACGCTTGGCAGAGAAGTTGTCTAGGTTCTGGGAGGTTCCATCAGAAAAATCAATCTTTGCGAAGGAAGATTCGCCAGTAGGATTGAGTTCCTGGGTTGCAACCTGGAGTGCAACTTCTAGTGCGTCAGTGTTTTCATGAATCATAGTGTCACCTGTCATTTCAAAAGAGTTTTTCTGGACTTTTTTCTGCTGCTCGCCTGCTTTCTTTTTGAAGTCAGACAAACGTGCTTTCATCAGAACGTCCATTTCTGATGTCTTGGACTGCATTTTTTCTTTTGCTTCCTTCTTTTTCTTCTGCATATCCTTCTGGCGATTTAGTTTCTTGCCTTGCTGGATCTGCTTCTGTGCTCTCTCAGTTTCCGAGGGCACTGCTTCAGAAATAGTTTGGGTTTCTAGTTCTTCTTTCATTTTCTTTCGGTTAGTGATACGGGAGAGCATTGATTTAGCACCCTTAGTTCTGCCATCAACTTTATCTGCCTTGCCTTTATATGTTCTGCGCTTCTTTGTGTTGACAAATACAAACGCAGGTGGCATTGAGAGACCTGATCCGTCTCCTGCCATCATTTCATTCAGATTAGATTCAGTTGACTCAGACATTCTTGATCTACGTTGTTGTTTAAACTATCGGGTAATCTTTCTAAGAAAAGCATAAATGCTTTGAGATAATTCCAATGCGTCGCCTCTGTCTTATAGAAAAGCAGAGGCGTTGCAGCGTCACCAAATACATTATACATTACAATAATATGATTTAAGATCAGGTGAGTTTTTAGTTCACCACTTGTTTCATATCGTTTGAATAAACGTTTGATGTATCTGATTCTATTTAGATCCTCCTCAAAGTCACTATAGGTAACAGACTGAGGATTATTATAATTTTGAATAGCAAAGAACATCCAGTTTTCTGGAGTCAATTCATTAATAAACATTTATCACGCAGTAGTTACAACAGCAGTGTCGGAGATTTTCTCGGTAGCACCGTTGGTGGAGTTGATCTTGACGCGGTAGGAACCAGCATCAGTGTCAGCATAGGTAGCAATATCGAATGTAGTGCTTGTAGCACCAGAGATATTCTTCCAGGAACGACCAGACTTCTTCTGCCACTGATAGGTGAGGACGGAAGCATCGCCAGGTGGAGTAGCGGTAGCAGCGAGGACCAGCGATAGAGAAGCACCAACAGCAACAGCAGTATCTGCTGGTTGTGTCTGGATGTCGATCAATACACTGAGGTCTGCTGCTGCAGCATCGTCTGCCTGAGTCTCGTTAGCGTTGGTATCAGGACCAGCGATAGTTACCAGCATCTCTGCCTTATGGCGAGTGTTACCTTCCGTATCAGTATACGTGAAGTAGGACCACCAACCAGGAGCATTCAAACCACGAGCTTTGTTCTCGGGAAGTGCTGCTTCTGTATTGTCAATGAATAGAACTTGTTTTGCTTGGGACGATGGCGACACTCCACGACCAGCTTTGGTCTTGTTAGCATTGCTGTCCGTTCTTCCGTATAAGGACATTGGATCTCCGATAGACTATTTTATTCTCATATTATTTATAAAAAAAGGGGACTAATGTCCCCTGGTGTCACTCAGATGCTTCCTCTTCTCTTGCAAGAATTGCCTTCTCGACAACCGCAAGGAGTTCATCATCCATAGTGGTTTTGGTTAGTGTGACTGCTTTGCGTAGAATAACTAGGCAGAGTTCAACCAGTTTCTCACCAAGTTCCTCGTTCTCGGGGATCCTAGCGACGGCATCACTTACAATTTTGGATGCCAATGGGAGTAGGAAAGATAGCATGATCTTAGGACAAAGGTCTGAGCTTATTTATCCTTCTTCATTTTTTTGCCAGCAGTTGGTTTGGGATCTGGTTCGCCGTCATCTAGTTCAGGCATGATCTCAACCACTGGCTTCTTTACTTTTTTTCTGCTTCCTCCTTCATGCCTTTCTTCTTGGCACCGATGATCTTGGAGACCTTCTTACGACGTGCTAGGAGATACTTGTCAGACTTATCGTGATCACCATCGTTGTCGATGTCCTTGTCTTCCTTACCAACGGGATCGAGTTTCTTCTTCTCGTCGATCTGTTCTTCCTTGACGCAGTTAGGAACAGACTTGCCACCCTTCATCTTGGTGCCCTTTGCCTTGTATCCCTTCCAGCAGGTGCTAGCGCCGACATTCTTACGTGCCTGCTTCATGCTGCCTTCTTCCAGAGTCTCCTCTGCTTCAAAGACATACTCAACACCATCAAGTTCAAACGATACTGCTTCCTTCTTAGCGGTCTTAGCAGACTTCTTGAATGCATCCTTATCAGGGTAAGCATCGCTGCCTGGTTTAGCAGGAGTGCCACCTCTCTTTCTCTTAGCATGAATATTTGCATAGAGACCTTTCTTCTCATCAAGAACTTCAGTCTCTTCTTTCTTCATCTTCTTCATCATCTTCTTATCTTCCGTCTGGCACTTGGAGCACCCTTTGCCTCCGCAATTAGAGCAATCCCCACATGCTTCCTTCGCAACCACCTTCGTGGTGTCGCGAATTTCTGCTCCGTGAGATTGTTTGACACCTGCACCAACACGTAGATTGGTAGCAGGATCAGGAGCACCCGCCATTGCTTTGATATCTTTAGCACCTTCATCACTCTTCTCCTCCTTACCAGAGAGATCGGGGATAGATGTTGAAGCGTCTGCGCCACCTTCACGGGTAGGTTGTTCCTCACCTTGCTTCTGCTCAGCAGGGATACCCTCTTCATGTAGATGCCATCCAAAACCTGCGCCTTGAGTCCACTTACCATAGGACTCAATTAGAGCTCTGGAGAAATCATCATTGTATTTTACGTTAGTCGTTGGCTTCTGACGTTCCATTGGTGAATATACTTCTTTTCCTCTCTTTATTTATAGTATCTGTAACATTGACGTGACGGATGTCCTTAATCCAAGAGCGGAACATGTCACCAGACTCCGCAATGACGATGGCATAGTTACCACCAACACGTTTAATTGTTCCTTTCTCCCCAGTCAATGCAGACATGACACTATCACCTTCTTGAAAGAAGTCGTCTTGTCTTTGCTGCTGCCGTAGTGCTTGCTCTCTAAGTTTCTTGAAGTCTCTCATTTAAAATTAGCAGGCAGATTCTTTCTGATCTCATCCATCATCATTTTACAATCTTTATCATTCATTGATCTAGGAATACCCTGGCGGAATAGTTTGAAGTCGTTAGCATGTGCTGCACGTCTCATCTTTGTGCCAGAGATGGCAAAGGTATCTCCGTCAGCATCTCTGCTTCCTGAAGATTGGATGTCAATACTTCTGAATGAGAAGTCTTTGCCATTGTATTTGTGCAGGAACTGCATAGCACTTACTCTATCAGATCCTACCAAGAATACAACCTCATTATATCCTGCCATCATCAAGTCTTGCATGATAGCAACAGGATCTTTGGGTCCTGAGTATATCATACCACGATGTTCTGGAAACATCAAGTTCATGTAGTGAAGTTTACGATCAGGTTTGAGTGGGTTCTTACCTTTAGTATCAAATGACTGAGAGATGTAGATCCTATAGTCATGCCCATGCTGACTCGCGATGCGTTTCACCCCATCGAAGTTCTCCTTATGTCCTGTAGTAGGTGGTTGGAACCTACCAAAGGTAAAATAGCATTTGATACAATTTAACGCCATTGTTTCTGTAGAGTGAAGTTGTTGTAAGCAAACTCAAGGCGGTTGACAAACTTGATCATACTACCATCCTTGTGAAGAACGTATCCTTCAGGTGTGGTCACCTTGTATCCGTTCTCAGTTTGAACGAATGTCCTGAATTCTTCCAGGTGATCCAGTTTATCTATAACCATTTGCTTAACTATCTGAAACTCTTTATACAATGCAAGCATTGCCTTGAACTTATATACGTTATCAATCAGATAGTTCTCACTCTTGTAGACCAGATTGCACTTCTTCACTCTGTTGGCAGGTGTCTTGATCTTTGCCAACTCCTTCTGCATCTTGGCATCGTAGAAGTTTACCAGAGCATTGATAGTCTCATCGATGTTTCCGATACTACGACGCTCCCTGATCTCAGCATTGAAAAACTGCTTGAGATATGTAGAGATGTGGAACTTCTTGTCACCTGTGTTGCCAAAGTTTTCCACAAGGTCATCCAAGAATGGTCCACAGACCTTACACATGCGTTCAATCTTGCTGATAGAGTTATCAAATCTCTGCATTTCTGCCCTGCTGAACCCAACCCTATGCATAGGAGTGTCATTCTTGACAACCAAAGCATCCTTAGATCCTTCTACTTTAGCACCAGCTCTTGCTTGCATCGTAGGAATGTCATCTCCAGTGTAGTGGGTATGAAATACCACACCAATCATAGACTGTGCTGCTGCTCTACCAATAGGATGATCTACAGGGATAGCATAGGTGATAGTGTTAGGTCTGAATGTGTATAACTGCTCTCCATTAATAGTTTCTTTCTTCAGTGTGCTTTTAGTGTAGAGCAAATCTCCTTGCACCACACCATCAATGCCAAGATCAGAAAAATAAAGTAGAGCAAACTTCAATTTCTCTGCGAGGTCTCCTTCATAATACTGATCAACATCCTCAGGACCATAACAGATCTTAGGTTCTGTCTTAGCAAACACAGACTTGGTGCCAACAAAGAACATGCCAGTCATAGGATCTGTGCCACAGATAAGAGAGGGAGCACCATCCCATTTGGTTTGCATGAAACCACTGCTCTCCTGGTGACCCAGCATGTTGCGAAGTTCTTTCAAGAATGATACTGATGCCATGCATCCTTCGACGCCGTAGTTCAGCATCTCATCTTCAAGGTGTTCTAAGTGTTTTAGTTGAGTTACGTTTGCCATTAGTTCTTCTTGAAGTAATCTCCGTTAGTATGAGTAGGATAGACACCACCACTCTTGCTTCTGATATTGAAACTAAAGTCATAACTTTGCGTTTCAAAGATCATGTTGATTCTCTTCGCTTTACCATTAGCACCACCATACTGCAACGTAACTTTGTTTCCTACTAGTCTTGATGCTTTAGACAAGTAGTTACTATTGATTTGATAGAAGTGGAACTTGCCACCATCATAGTGTGTCATCCAATATCCTTCACCAACACCACTAGCAATAAGATCTTCTAGTGCAGATTTCTGTGATGATGTAAGAGTTGTTTGTCTGATGTGATCACGAACGGTTGCATTTGCTGCATCCTTTCCTTGATACTTTTGAAACACATCCAAGAAGTCTGCATAGTTAATGCCAAACATGTCAAGGTATTTCATACCAGCATCAGGGATGTTTCCTTGTCTCAGATCTACTTCTGGGAATAGTTTTAGATTGTTCTTACCAGTTCCAGCGACACCACAATTAAAGAACGACAGTGTGTCACCATACTTTACCGAGAGATAAGCGTCACTCTTCTCACACTTGAGGACGATATCAGCAACCTTCTCTCCGATATTAGTTGTAGTAGTTCCACCTCCAACCGAGATGACTACGTTATTATTTTTCAATACCAGTGGTCTCTTAGTATCAGACTCACCAGTAGCAATTACTTCTAAGATGGGACCATGCTTCTCCTGCACCTCAGTCGTTATAGTCTTGACATGATCTGCCCACCTTGTTACAGGTTTTCCTTCTTTCCAATCTTGTAGAGCTTTAGCAAGTGACTTCTCATACTCTGTTCCGAAGTTTTGTTTGGTTGTGTTAGGTCCTCTACCACCAAACTCTTCTGTCTTTTCAAAGTCACTGAGATCTAGATAGATGTCTCTGTTTTTTGAATTGATGTGGTTACAGGTAAACTCAATATGATTCTTGCCACGCATACCTGCAAGCATCAATGAATTGAATGCTCTCTTAGCAGCATTCATTCTTGCTTTACCAGCACCTCCTCTCATGTCGGCAAAGTCAAAGTAGTTTGATACTACCTTAGTTTTCTTGCCGACCTTTGTTTGTCTAGTTATTTCAAAACCACCGAGTTCAATAATACCTTCGGAAGTTTTGAATCGGTTTTCTTTTCCAAGTTGCGACAGAGCTTTGTTAAACAGAACATCAGTTCTGTCACGATACTTAGTTCCCTTTCGTGCAAAGTCCGAAGGTTTCATTCGCCATCCGAGTCTACAGAACTATTTAGATACTCTTTTTCAGTCTGGTAGGGATGTTTCTTACCAGACCAGATCTCATAACCTTCGATAACATCTGGGATCAACCACTGGTCAACACGGTAGCAGTATTGCCAATTGACTGGTTGAATACAATTCATCACAACCACTTGGAAGAATGCTACCGTGTGGATCCACAATGACTGCATTAGTATGATGCGTCTTCGTCTCTGTTCACTTCACACTCTTCATACTCTTGCTTGGTAGCATCATAGAGGAGGTCAAAGTCCTCCTCTGTCAAAGAATGTGTGACGACACCATTGTCATCGTAGATGTGATACATCTTATCGGTCGCCTGCTGCTCTGTTCTCGCTTTTGAAGACATCGAACTCTCCTCCTGGGTAACGTTTCTCTAGTTTCTTCACGTTGGTTGCAATGACTTCATCAAAGCTGATGCCCAAAGCCATTGTTGCCTGAGCGACATACCATAGAATATCACCCAACTCAATAATAAGATGCTCACGGTTGTCCTCGTTCCAGGGTTTTCCTTGGAAAACCATCTTCTTAATGATCTCAAGGAACTCACCACCCTCAGCATTAATTCCAACACCAGAAGTAAGAAGTCTCTCAATATTGGCACCTTGTCGATCAAGATCACCGATACGGTCAGCGAAATCAACAAAGTTTGTAGAAGCATCTGAAGTAACTGCTGATACAAATTCTTGATAGCGTTCAAAATTAACCTTGGACATGTTAGATAATAAAAGAATTGAATTTATTGATGCGACTTTGACGATCTGAAATGTCATCAAATGATTCAGTCGGATCGTCTGGATCAATAAGAGCATCTACTGATGACTCCTCTTGAACATTATACAACTTCATCTTAGATCTGTCAATTCCCACCGTGAACTTACGGAAGGTTGTCATATCATTGTAACGGTTCTTAAGTTGCTTGACCATGATGCGACCTGACTGTTCTAACTCCTCATTTGATATGAGAGCGAACATCAAATCAGCAGTAGCAGGTAGACCAAAAGACTCAGAAGTATCAGTGAGTTCAACATCTGAGTTACCGTAACCAGAACGAGTTGTTTGTGTTGCTGAGATGATGGGGACATCATGCTCACATGCGAGTCCACGAAGTTCTTCAGCGATTGCTTTTACATACGTATAGGAGTTCACAATGTGACCCTTGTATCTTGAACTCGCACAAATATTTAGATAGTCGATGAAGATGATGTCGGGTTTGAAAGACTTCTTCAACGATAGTTCATTGAGGAGCGACTTAAAGTGACCAACATGTGCAGAAGCGGTAGGGTATTCCTTAATGATGAGGCGACCTTGCGTTTTTCTACCAATCTCAGATACTCGCGAAGTGAATATCTGCTCGGGTAGTGCAGTGATGTCCCGTATGTTGACATTGAGGAGATTCGCGTCAATTCTTTCTGCAATCTTCTCCTCAGACATTTCACACGTAACATACAAAACGTTCTTACCTTGGGTAAGAGCAGCAGCGGCGCAATGACACATAAACAAAGACTTGCCAACACCAGTTCCAGCCAGAGCAATGTTAAGCGTCTTGTTTGGTAGACCACCCTTCGTGATGGTGTTGAATTTCTCCAAGTCGAACGGGATCTTCTCTTCATCTTTGTGATAGAACTCATAACGTTCAGTTACATTACCAACATAATCGTGTCCTACATTCTCGTCGAACGATACTGCCAGGGCTTCTTGTAGGATACTAGGGATCGAATCTTTCGAGAGTTTCTGATCGCCTCCATCTGCGACTTTGATCGATAGCAGTAGGGCGTTGTAGATTGCACGGTCTTGGCACCACTTCTCTGTCTGATCTGTAAGCCACTCAGTGTCAACATACTCATCACCAAACGCTTTGATCTTCTCAACAGCATTCTGATAAGTCTCTTCAGTAAGATCATTTCGGTTCTGCAGTTGTAGGATTAAAACTTCGGACGTAGGCATCTTGTCATACTTGCCAGAGAAGTCGTCAATCTCTTCGTAGACGACTTTCTCTGCAATGTCTTCAAAGTATTCTGCCTTCAGAAAAGGAACTACTTTACGATAGAACTCCTCACTATAAACGAGGTTTCTAAGGATAGTAAGTTCAATCTTCTCCGTCATCATCTGCTGCTCCATATAAGAATTCTTTCTGTGCTTGCTGGTCCAGAGCGTCTAAGACTTCAGGGGTGAAGTATTCATCTGGATTGGCGAGGATCTGTTTGCCATAGATTTTCTTGCCATCGATTTCATAACGACCAGCACGGTTTGCCCAGAGACCAGCACGTTCTCCCAACTCTAGCATACCATAGTAGCGTTCTAGACCACGCTCATCAAAGAAGAGACGTGTCTCTACCTTCGATCCTTCACGGGTCAGACGAGACTTCTTAGCCTCGCATTTGATAATGTTTCCGATGAGAGTCGTTCCATCTTTTTCTTTTTTCTTTCCGAGATAAACGATTGTAGAGGCGGAATATTTGAGACCACTTCCTCCTCCCATTTCTTTTGTAGGAACGTAAGCGCCGACGACATCATAGGTGTGATTGGTAACGATCATTGGTATGTTAGCCTTGCCGATCTTCAATGTCAAGATGCGGAACACAGATTTAACCAGTTGTGCTTTTGTCATATCGCGGACGTTCTTGTCGTCCGAAGCATCCTGGACTTCTTTGTTGGTGGCGAGCATACCAAGAGAGTCTAGCACAAACATCAGGGGTTTGCGTTCGTCTTTGTGCTGTTCCATATATTTGTCAACGATGCGAACAGACGTGGTTCTGAACTCTTCGATCGTGTTGACAGGCATGATGACCATGCGACTGGAATCGATACCACGACTCTCAATCATCTGCTTACTAATGGCAGACTCAGTTTCAAAATAAATGACTCCAGCGTCAGGATCAAGATCAAGGAAGTTACGAACGACGCTGAGACAAAAGAAAGTCTTGCCCGTGCCTGATTCTCCTGCCAGGGCAGTGATTTTGTTGGAAGGAATGCCTCCGTAAATCGAACCAGACACCAAGGCGTTAAAGATATAACTCCCAGTATCAACAAAAGATTCAACATCGCCAGCAGCGATCCCTTCACTAGCAAAACTAGCAAACTCATTCTTACTGTCCTTGACTACACTGTCTAAAAATCCCATGATAACCTCAGAAAAAACTTAGTAGAGAAACCTTCTTCTCATAATTCCAACCTATACATTCTAGCACGTTCTTGAGTGGTTCCAAGAACGACTTCTCAAATTGCTTTTGATAGTCAATGTATTTGTCAACATTGAACTCTTTAGGAATGTCACTAAAGAATGAGACACAGTTCTCTTGAAGTGGGTTGGGAGACTTCAAGTAGATGAACTTGATCTTCTCACCCTCCTGGATGATAGGATACTTGTTAGTGATCTTGTTCTTGCGAACGTGCCAGTTATAAAGTAATGATCCTCTCACATGGATGGGTGTTCCTTTCTTGTAGATGTCATGGTTGTCTTTGTATTTGCTCAGACCATTACATCCACGGGGGAAGGCAATGTTTACATAGTCTTGTTTGCGAGTGTCTTGCTTGACAAATTCAATGTAATCAATCAGGTCAGTATTTGTTTTGGTTAGGATGATCTTGAATGCTTCAAGCAGTTTGTCTCTGTAATATTGTGGTGTGGATGAACGGGCGGTCTCAAGTCCCATGATCTTCATCTTGGGTTCCTTGTATTGCACACCTTCACTGTTCCACACGTTCAGGATGTAACGCTTCTTCGCAGTCCAGATGCCACGGTTGGCGATGTTCTCGCGCTTCATGACCATCTTCTGCTGGTATGCGTTCATGTAAAGGGCGAGCTCTTGGTAAGAACTTTCAATATACTTTTCAAGTTCCATCTGACACACCTTATCAAGGAACGCGACAATTCCTTCATCAGTCTTCTCTCGTGTCGCGTATACAGTTTCAACCAGAGGACCCAGGTTAAGGTAGATAGAGTCAGTGTCAGAAGCAATAACGTAATCAACATTGTTAGTCTTCAGAATCTTGTTTAGTTTGTCATTCATCTTGTTCTCAATCCATCGGATCGAGAGTTGACCAGATAGCGTGATCGCCTCAGCAATCTCTAGTCGGAAGTATCGGAAGTGTTCGTTGCCGATAGCACCATAAGCAGAGTTGAGGGAGATCTTCTTTGCCATCTGAATGTTGTTACAGCGAGCAATCTCTTTCTTCAACTCAATCGTGGGAGTCTCTTCGTATTGTTGCTTTGCCTTGAGCATACGCTTCTTGAAGATGACTCGTTCATCATACATCTTCTGCATCATCATAGGCAGGAACCCTTGCTCCTCGTTCTTGTAGAGCGTTCCGTTAGCAGCGAGACATTTGCTGAGATCAGATGTGTCTATCTCTTTCTCAAGCAACTTGTCCACAGTTGCTGTAGGGTGTCTGTTTGGGAGCAGGGTCTCTGGTGAGAGATTATACTGCATGATAAGGTGAGGGTAAAGACTGTTAAGGTCAAAACTGACAACCCAGTCATAAAATCCTGGCTTAGGTTCCTTAACGTATGCTCCTGCATATTTGGCATCTTTCCTTGCTTCTTTCTTGGGAGGGATGGCAATTTTACGCTTCAGTAGTTCGACATATATGTAGTTGTCCCACATACGAACCTGCGAGAATACATCCTCAAAATTTACCTTAGCATCGTATGCCATGGTGAATGCAAGTTCTAGCAGTTTCATCTTGTCATCCAACTGGTCAACCAGGCGAACGTCAATGATGTTGTAGTCTACGAACTTCTTCCAGTTCTTTGTATAGAACTCCTTGAAAGTATCATACTCACTGTGGTCAAGTTTCTTAGCGCCGAGTTCTACTGAACAGATATGATCAAGGCGATAAGATTCTTGGTTGGTGTAAGTAAACTTCCTGTAGAGTTCTAGATAATCGAGACAAGAAATGCCACTGATGTCATAAGCA